TGTAATCCAAACTCGTAAGTTTCCTTTTCTGCGTCTGAGACAAATTGACTAGGAAATCCTACAGATGAAATATTTATTGTAACTTCTTTCATCTCATTAATTCACTTAAAATTCCTTTATTATTATATGTTGCAAAGTTAAGACTTATTTTTGATTGTTTTTTTTCTGGAAGATAAAGATTTTTTTGATTAGCCATAACAGCTAAGCCTGAACTAATACTTGCATCAAAGCGTGTTCTGTTACTAATATCAAACCTTGCCCAATCCTCTAAAGTCCTAGTAAAGTGCATAGACCCCATTTGATCTAAAGGGCGATAACTAGAGTCTAAATCAATTCCAACATACTTTTCTATATAAGATTCTATAGCAGCTGCATGAGATTGCTTAACATCTTCAGAAGTATTAGGGATGCCTCCTAATTCTTTTTCTGTTTTAGAAAGCTTGTTATAACGTTTATCTGGTCTATTCATAGAAAACCCTCTATACCCTCTGTTTTTAAAATGGTAAAGTAATCGAGGTTTATTATTCTCAACCAGGATTGGCATTCCATAAAAAACACAAGCCATTAAAACTTCCTCAAAAAATATCTCTGCGGTCTGTGGTCTAGCTACATATTCTAAAAAAAACTCATTACTTGGGGCTTCATCCATATTATATTTAGTCAATCCGTGCAGCGCTCCATTAGACCCTCCTCCTCCTACTGTTCCAGATATATCATAAGAGTCACATCCGAATGCTCCTATATGTTCGTTTACAGGAAAATATACACCATGTTTTTGAATCTTCCTGTTATTTAAACCTTTTTTAGGAGTCCAAGAAACTTTAAATCTACCTCTAGAATCTGGAGTCCATATTACTTCAGAGTCTTTTACACCATCTTTCCAGTAGAACCTCCCTCTAGTAATATGATGTTCCATTATCAAGGAATCATTATAATCTATTTGCTGATATATTTTAGTTAAGTTAAACAGCGATGACTTGCTTTCATCTCTAAAAGCGTGGGACTCGGTACGAGGAAATTGTCTATAAAATTCATTAAGAGCATCAGCGTCTTTTTTTAAGGAGTCCACTTCCGCTTTCCAATAATCGATAGCCCCATTAGTTATTAACTCATCATCTACACCTAAAATAGGTTTGGCGGGTTTATAAAAAACAGGCATACCAAACTTATCAATAAACCCTTCCATATTCCATTCCATTGGAATAAATAAAGAATAAAGGCCACTTTTAGTTTGACCATTTGCATTTCTTGTAGATACGTTTGAATCTTCAAATAGTTTTTTAAAGTTTTCTCCACCTTTATTAAGTGCATTAGAGGTAGAACCCATCATACATTTTCCTATAATTTTACTTCCTAGTCTTAAACAAGTTTTTGTTACTCTCCAGTTATTCTGTATGTTGTTAGGTTTAATCCATTTTCCTGATTCATCATGAACTAAAAGCAAAAGCTTTTCTCCATCATAAGAGTTATCATCCGTATTCTTCCAGTCAATAGTGGTGTCTAGTCCGGTCATCTCCTCATCCATTACTTCGTGCATATTCTTCTTAGTAATTTTTGCTGCTGGAACTCTAAAAGCTAACTCTGTTTTAGGTTTATCCATACCATCTTGAATAGGTTTAAAAAAGAAAGGCAATCTATTAGCTATAGGAACAACTTTATCGGTAAACATTTTTTTGGCATCTGCTCCAGTTTTAGAAAGTATACCTACCCTTGAATCTTTAACCAGCGTTCCTGTATTTACGCACTCGGATGAGCCCATAAATGAAAACCCTGAACGTCTTATTTTTAAATAATCTAATCCAAAACACCTCTTATCGGCTTTACAAGCTTCCCAATAAATAAAAAATATTCTATTGGCTTCTCTAAAGTCTGGATACCCTACATCAATACTTGTCCACTGTAGGTACATATAATGCGACCCGGTAATATAACATGGGCTGCCGTTGTTATAAAACCAGAAGCCTAATTCTCTGTTATCAAATTCTCCTTCTATATAATCTACCCACTTGGTTTTAAACTGAGGAGGACGTGCATTCCATTGAAATATAGAGTTAATCCTCGAAAGCTCTTTAGAAAGCTCATGTCTTTCCCAATATTGTTTTTCCTTTTTTTCACTTCGTTTGTATATCTTTTTAGGCTGTAAAGGAAGCCCTATAACTAAGCCATTAATATTTATAACATCACCTAATTGCCCGCTTTTAGATATTATAACTAAATCATATTTTTCATTATACCCATATAGCCAACTCTTGCTTTTGTTTTTTCGAGTAACAATAGGCTTAGGTACATATCCTTTTAAAACTTGATAAAGTTTACTTTGATCTTCTTTCTGCAAATCCTTGTTTTGTATTAGTTTTTTCTATTTTATCTCCTGCCTCTAAAACCTCTTCTTCGGCATCAATTTTGTTAAGTATATCAAAAGCATCAAATATAGCCAGCTTCTTTGTGGCTGCTGCATTTTTTAATCTATCTGCTGCCAATTCATCTTCAGGGTCAGGTTTTATTATATCTTCTTTAGCTACTTTTATTAACTGCTCAACCGCTCTACGCCCTGCTTGAATAATACTTTTTTTTAACTCTTGGGAGTTCATAATTTCATAGTTATTTGGTGGTCATACATTCTGTATAGTTTTTCATCATCAACCATAAACTCATATTCACTATCTGGCTTAAAACAAATCCTGTCTCCTGGATTAACTCCTTGTGAAGATAGATAATCATTTGAATATTTCATAATACCTATGAGTGGCTCTTCAGTTCCTAACTTTGAAATAAACGATTCCTCTTTAGGTAAAGGTTGGACAAAACAATATCTATCGTGGCAATGCCACACATTATTTTGTTTATACATAAAAAACTGGTCTTGTTCAATAAAAAATAAATTGTCTTTAAAAAAACTTTTACCACTTCTTTGCCTACCCTTCATATCATTATAATACTTAAAAACATTATGATGAACTAAAAGTATATCTCCGGTTTTTATCTCACCTTTATAACCTATAGGTGTAGATACCACTACCCCTTGTCGGTTTGAAGCTTTATGGTTTTCCTCTGAGGTGCTCGTTACTATCTCCATCCCTTCTATATTTTTTGTATTAGTATAACGCTTATCGTCTAAAGGTTTTACTATAAAATAAAAAGGTGACTTCATTAAAAATTAATATTATATTCTATTGAGACTGGCATGTGAGAGTTAAACTCTTTCCAAAGTAATATCTCTCCCTCTCTTTCTATCCAAATTTTTATACTATCACTTCTTTGTACATATTGTATTAAGTGAATAATATATTTACCCCCTAATACTTCTTGGCCTACTATGTAGTGCATAGCATCCGACTTATAGTTAGGGCCTATAGAGATTTTACGAATATCCATTAGATTAAATTATATTTAACTACAAAGATATAAATTATTTATCTCCCCTGACCACGATTTCTTTTAAGGTAGTTTTTTGAAGATTTACATTTAGAAGACTTTGTTTTGGCGTGAACACCTGGTCTTCTTTTTTTTGGCTTTTCTAAATAAACAAAAAGAATGTTTCTTCTAGCCATTATTGTTTTGAATGTTTTTAAACTTCTCCGCTCCCCTCGAACCGAAGTATGCTACATAGACGGTAATAAGCAAGCTTTTAAGCAAGTCAACCCAGCCGCTATCTACATCAAACTCTAATCCAGTGCTGTCGATAAAAATTAATAAAACCATTGATGTGGTTAAGAATATTAAAGCCATCGGTCTTGTGTTTTTAGACATCCATGAGTCGCTTAGATTATCCGACTCCCATCGTTTGGTAACCTCTTGCATCTCTACTGTATCTTGGTGTAAAAGTGCTAATGCTTTTTCTTTATCTTCTGCTGGTAGTGCAGGATCTTTTTTAATAAGGTTTTTTACAACTCCCATTATTCCTTTATCGGGTAATATATCCCCCATATTAGAAATAATACCAGAGCCTGCTCCTAATAAAAATTTTCCTACCGCTGTATCTTTTAGCTTTTTCTTTTCTTTACCCATTTGATTTTTTTTGTTTTTTTGCCGGCTGCTTGTTTATACCCGTTAAGCATAAAACGTCTAGCCATTTTTTCTATTCTAGTTTTTCCCATATATTAAATTTCCATATACTGTGTCTTGCCCTGTTTCTTGTATGCTTTTAAACATCTGCCTCTATTTTCGTTTTTATTGACATAAGAAACATGTACCCAATCGGGATTTTTATCATTACCAAACTCCCAAATGAGTTGGTCAAAGTTAAGATTTTCTTTTATATATTCATACATCTGCGCATTTGTTTTATGTCCAAATGTATCATCTATATCTATAGCTCTTCCTTGGCAGTGTTGAGATCGTGTGCTTCCTCCGATAGCTTTATTAAGAGCTTTACTTCTAAAAAAGGAATTTATTTTTATTGGGCCTCCAACCCATTCTCGTAATGGTTCAAATATATTATGAGCAATCCCTGTCATATTTCCTAATTCATATCCACTAGGTGTATTGTCAATATCTAATCGAAGTGCGGTGTTAGATTTTACTCCTTCTTTATAAGAGATGTGAGTGCTAATTCTATCCATTGTTATAAGTTTAGAAAGCCTTACTATTCAGCAGGCGCTTCTATTTCATCCCAGCTTTGAGTTTCCTCATTCCAAAAATATTGTTTATCATCCTCTGGCATTGGTGTAGGCGCTTGCCAATCATAGTTCTCATCTAAAGACCAGCTTGGGTAGGGTTGAGGTGAAATAAAAACATCATTGTCAGAATCGTAAGTAAACCCTATTCCAGCAAATTGTTTTCTCATATTATTATTATAAGATGTCTGCACCCAGTTCGTATGACCAAAGAGCGTAGAACAAAACTCTACTCCTTTAGCTTCGCTTTCTGTTTCACCATCAAGTAGCTCGTTGTTGTGTATAACTACTACATTAGTTACTATGTTATTCTCGTCAAGTTCTGCAAAAT